TATTCTTAATTCTATTTAACTTATCATCAATACGAACATTCAACTGTTCCATATCATCTGCATTACTAAAGATGCGAATAGGATTAAGAGCAGAGTTACCATAGGCTACATTTTTTTCTAAAAGCATTTCTGTAATGTCTAAACAGGCAGCAAGAATATTATATCCAGCTGGTGCGGTCTTAGAAAGTTCAAAAATCTTTTTAATCTTTTCTTCATTCTTATTTAAATAGAATGCTTGTGAAGGGTATTCAGCCATTATTTTCTCCTGCTTTTTCTTAATCCAAATTTTCCAAGGTACACATACACAGTTTCAACAGATACACCACATTCTTTTGCAATGTCTTCTGGAGATTTTTTATCTAGCAAGAATCTTTTTCTTAGCCAATTTTCATTAGTGTACATTTTCATAGTATCATTATATCCTTTATAAGTCAAGTTTAGTTATTTTATTCCAGTTGTTTGTTGCATACCATCCAATAGCAATTGCATCTGCAACATCGTTGTCACTTACATCAGTCATAAATTCTATATTAACAAGTCTAATAGTTCTATTCTTTCTAAACTCTCTTTCCTTGCCTTTGTACCAAGACTCTGACTTTCCAGGAGTTTGCTTTCTTAATTCAAGCTTCTCTTCTTTTGTCAAAACCTTATTGCCAATCCAGTTCTGCCAAGCAACTGGTACACAGGGATATATATCTTTTACGCCATTAATGTATGCTGCACTCACAATAGCCCCTTGTGCAAGGGCTAACTGCATTGATGTTTTTGGAGAGTTTGCAAAAATAGTATTTTCAATCACAACTGCATCAAAATCAAAATCTTTGAATAACGGGGTAAGTTTTTTACAAGCATCTCCAGCTTTTTTATAATGATCATTTCCAGTAAAATTAATCTTTCCAAATTTTACTAACTCATCATTTTCAAATATTGCAAAGGCAGCAGAAGTAGAAGAGGCATCTATAGAGATAAATCTTTTTGGCTTTCCAATATCTTTCCAACTAGCCTTGCTCATAATCAAATAATCCTTTTATATCTTTTAAAGCCTGATCAAGTTTTTTTTTACTCATCATGCAACTATTACAAAATCCAATGTCATTATAAATACTAATTTCTAAACCACATCCGCCAGCACATTTTCTTGACTTAGTAGCACGAGCCTTAATCTTTGAAACCTTGTATCTTTGCATAATCTTTTCCTTTGTAGCAGTAGACCTGCACTCAGGTGAGCAATATATTTGATTTTTATTATTGCTTTGAAATTGATTATCACATAGTTTACAAAATTTAATCAAGATCTTTCCTTGGTGCTATTTTAATATCACCCTTTGGCTTAGTGCGACATACTGTTTCAAAATCACAACCTTTACAAACCTTTGAGTTTGAACGGTAAGGGTTTTCAGGCAAAAGACCATCGTCAGATGCCTTTTTTACTTCTCGCATCCAATCAAAAAAGTAATTAATAAAGTTTTTATAATGATCAGTTAGTTTAATAGGGAACAGGGATAATTCATGGCTATTCTTTGATTCATAAACAAGGAATGCAAAACTCTTCTTAAGAATCTTCATGTAAATAAGAAGTTGTTCAACATGATACTTTCTTGCTTCACCCTTAACATTTAGATAATGAAAAGAATCTTCATTAAGTGTTTTAATTTCAGTAAGAATATCCATTTCATTCCACTTAATAATTGCATCTGTTTTACCAGAAATGGGTGGGTCTACATAAGATAAACGCTCTTCATTAGTTACTAGAATACCAGCAGACTCCATGGCTTTTTCAATACGACCATGACGATCAGTACCACTGTCCATATTTGCAACTGAATACCAATCAGTCTTTACATCTGATTCATTTCCTTCAAACCACAAGTACCAGAATCTAGGACACTTTCCTGCACCATAAGTAAGTGTTGACGGAGTAAAGCTATCTCTCTTTTTAAAAGATGCCTTTCTTTGTAAAGCATATCCTTCTTTGATCTTGTCAACAATTGCCTGACTATCAATTAAATTTTCTTCACTCTTCTTTGGTTTTTCAACCAACTTGTTAATAAGGCTTTTAGCCATTGTTAATCCTAACTGCATATTTTAATGCATCCACTAGTCTATCCGTTGCTTCTTTAGCTGAATAGTATATATTTTTCTTTGCTCGTTCATCTTTCTTAACATTAGTATACCAGGAAGCGAGCATTGCAAATTTAGCAGAGTATGCTTGTAACTTTACAATTAGTTCAACCCCAACGGCTGCAGGAACATCTGGTTTAGAAATTAACTTAGCAACAAGCACCAATGTTTGAGTTAGCTCATCATCCTGCATGTGCTCAGATATTTCATTAAAGCCATTTACCTGATTTAGTAATTCAGTCGTTGTTTCCATTATTCCTCAATTCTTCAAAGACTTCCCATTCAATAACAGCAAGTCTAACTTTTTTATTTCCCTCACCAATTACCAACATTAGTGCTGGGTTTTTTGCTCTATCAACTTTTAAAGTATCAGTAACAATCTTAGCCCAGTTATCTTGACTAATAGAAAACGATTTGCTGTATTCTTTTACATCAACAACAAATTCATCATCACTGCCATCAGCCTTAACTGCACCTCTGCCAGAATTTTTATGAGCTTTCATTCCTGCTCTTTTTAACTCTCCACGCTCACTCATTTATAACCCTTTACATTCAGGCTTACTTTTGAAAGATGTTTCATAGAACAAAGCCAAGTTAGATCTCTTGTTGTATCCCTATAAAATCTTGCAACCAATACTGCCTCTTTACATGTATGACAGAAAAACTTTCCTCTATACTCAGAAAAGTCTTTATACATCTAGTTTTGCCTCTAAGTCTGAAATCCTTTTTGGGTCTTCCTTTAGCCAGTCAATAACCCTTGCTCTACCCTGTAATCTTTCTTCTCCAACAGTGTACCAGGCTCCACCTTTTTGAATAGCACCAACAAGTTCTGCAGTATCGACTAGATCTGCAACCTTGTCTACACCCATAGAGCCTTCTCCATCAAAATAAAAGTCATAAGAACCTGCAACAAACGCTGGACCAGTCTTATTAAAATCAACATGCCAGTTGACTACACGACCAATCTTAGATTCAATAATCTTATCTCCTGAAACTATCTTACCCTTGATTGCCTGATTATCAGACTCACTTGACCAAAGTTTAACAATCGTGCTACTAAAGAATTTAACAGCATGTCCACCAGTTGGTTGATGAGAAGCAAACATTGCACCAATATTATTTCTTTGTTGAGAAATTAAAACAAGCAAGGTTGGCTTGTCATTATTGTTTGCATAGTTAAGCATCTTTACTGCATTGGTCATATCTCTTGCTTCTGCACCAATCTGCTTGGTATTCTCTAACTGTTTTAATTCTTCTGAATCTTTTTCAAAGTAAATAGCAGGAAGGAGTGCAGAGATGGAATCAACAATCAGAACATCTACACCAGCCTTCATTAACTGAACTCCAACGTCCACCATTTCATTCATGCTTCTAGCATTTGAATAAATTAGTTGATCTACATCTACCCCAAGCTTTCTTGCCCACTCTGGATCAAAAGATGCTTCTGCATCAATCCAAGCACAGATTTTTCCATCCTTTTGAGCATCAGCAATCATCTGTAAACAAAATGAAGACTTTCCTGCAGATTTATTTCCCCAGATAAGCACTTGACGACCATAACCAAAGCCACCTTTGAGAGCATTATTAAGACTAATGCTTGGAGTCTTTTGTTTAGTTATTTCAATAGTGTTACCACTTGTTATTTTCTTACGCAACTTTGGATCTAACTGAGATAAAAAATCATCAAGGTTTATTTTACTCATGCTAGTAGTCCGTGCATATTTGGTCTTTCTGAATTATACTGAGCCTTATCTAACAAGTTATCTTGCAAAGATTCTTTTGTGTATCCGTCTTCTACAAGACCTGCATACAAATCTAGAGTTCTAATAATAATGTCTGCCAACTCTCTAACAACAGCACGATCACCTTCGCTCTTACGCATGGCTTCTGCTACTTCAGCAACCTCAGTTGTTACCATCATTAGCTGCTTAAGATAAAAGATTATCCCATTGTTATCATTCCAAAAACCTTTTTCTTTTGCAGTCTTATGCAAACTATCTGCTAAATCATCTATATCAATCATTAATTTACTTCCTTCAATGTAATAGTTCCTTCTTTTGTTTCGCCAAAATTAATCTTTGCTACTTTTCCAGGCTGGCACTTCATATATCCAGTAGAGAACATTGTTGGAAATACCATTACGGCAGTCATTTCTCTTAAACTATCAGCAACAATCATGTTAGCCATTCTTTTTCCAGCCTTAGTAACTCTAGGAGTAAATGATAGCACAAAGTGTTCATCATTTGCAAATGGAATCTGCTTATAATTTAAAAACTTTATAAGAGGATTTTCCTTATGCTCCTTTAGTTCATCAATTGGAATAGCTTCAGAAATTCTATTTGCACCTGCAAGAATTAAATAAGTTCTTCCTGGCTCAATCTTAGTTTCTTCTTCATCAAAGATTCCAATTACTCCAGTAGAATCCATAATCTCTACTCTTGACCAACCTTTTCCACGCTTAATATTTTTTGCAATACCAAGTAGTACAAAAACACCTTGTTCATCAAAGTCTTCTACAAGGTCTATGTATGCATAGTAGTGTTGTGGAACGCTAGTATTTAATTCTGGAAGATTTAGATATTCGTAAAGATTGTCTCTTACTTTAACTTCATCTCTAGGATTATCCTCAAATGTTAGAGCACCAATTAAATCTAATGCTTCTACTGCTCTTGAATTAATTCCACTGCCCTTTTTGATAGCAAAGTTTTTAAATTGCTCTTTAGATTCAAAAGGTCTTCCTGCAATAATCTTACCTGCTACTCCTTCAGAAAGCCATTTAATTGCAGCAAGTCCAAACCTGATGCCTTTTCCTTCAATCTTAAAATCCGAATCAGACTCGTTGATATGTGGAAGCTTTAAAGATAGCCCCATACGCTTAGATTCAATCAAGTATTCGGTACGGGTGTCGCTATCCTTTTCACTCTTGAGTAATGAAAACATAAACTCAATTGGATAGTGATACTTTAACCAAGCAGTCCAGTAAGAAAGTGTTGAGTATGCAACAGCGTGAGACTTGTTGAAAGAGTATCCAGCATGTGCTTCAAAGTCATGCCACAAATCTTTTGCTCTAATTCCAATATGTTTTTCTGCATTGTTAACAAACTTATCTTTAAAGATGTCAAATTCTTTAGCATCTTTTTTCTTACCAATAATTTTTCTAACCTTATCAGCTTCAACCATTGTCATTCCACCAAGAACTACACAGGCTTGCATGACTTGTTCTTGATACAAGACACAGCCATAAGTATCTTTTAGATAATCATTCATAGAAGGGTGGATATATTCAACCATTTCCCTCCCGTGTTTACGGGCAATGTACGACTTTCCAATTGTATTCATAGCACCTGGACGAACAAGAGCGTTTGATGCAACAAGTTCATCAAAGTTGCCAACTCTCATTTTAACTAAAAGGTTTGTATAAGGAGTTGCTTCACACTGAAAAACACCCTTTGTACGCCCCTCAGAGAGCATCTCAAAGACTTTCTTATCATTTAGGGGTATCTGCTTAAGATTTATATCTGTGCCGTGACGTTCTTTAATTGTTTTAATAGTCTGATCAATTACAGTAAGAGTTTTCAAACCAAGCACGTCAAGCTTAATTAGACCAATTTCTGCAGCCTCTTCCATATCTACTGCAACTACTGGAATTCTTTCTTTAGTTCCTGGTGCAATTCGTGTTTCAAGCGGAGCATACTTAAAGATTGAATCTTTTGCAGTAACTACACCTGCAGCATGAATGCCAGTTCCACGAATTCTTCCACGAAGTTGCTCTCCATATTTAACAATTTCAGGATACTTCATTCTAAACCATTGAGCGTTAGCCGATCTTGTAAAATCATCCCAGCTATCTACACCCTTAAGAACTTTGTTAACGTCATTAAGAGGAATGTTAAATGCTCTAGCAACATCTCTTACAACTCCCTTATCTTTAAATGCAAGGAACGTAGCAATAGATGCAACATTTTTATACTCACGTTCAAGATATGATTTAACTTCATCTCTTCTATCGTCTGCTATGTCAGAATCAATGTCAGGGAAATCATCTCTATCTGGATTAATAAAACGGAAAAACAAAAGACCATATTCAATTGGATCAATTTCTGTAATTCCTAATGCATAGCAAACCAAAGAACCTGCTGCTGAACCACGACCTGGACCAACCATGATCCCCTGGTCCTTTGCCCAGCTAAGCATATTATGAACAACCAGAAAATAGGGTGAAAAGTTTTTACTTTTAATAACATCAAGTTCTAGATTTAATCTATCTAGATATTCTTTATTTTCAGAAAGACCTCTTAGAACTAAGCCTCTAGAAGTAAGTGCAAGCAATTCATTATCTGGATCTTCAACCTTTATTGGAAGAAGGTCTAAATTGCTTTTAATAGTATATTCTTCTACCTTGTTTGCAATCTCAACAGTGTTTTCATAAATATCTTCACGCTTGATTCCCTGCTGTTGCATTGCTGATTTTATTTCTTCATAAGAAAGCAAGTGGATATCAAAACTTCTAAAAGACATCATTCTATCTTCACCATATAAATAGTCAAGTCTTTTCATAGGGTCTTCAATCTTTGAAGCCTTGTCAAAGGTAGCTTCTTTGTTAAGCTTTGCATGTGTATTTAAAAGTAACATCATTTCTTGAATTACCTTTTGGCTCTTGTCAGAGTGGTGGCAGTCAGGAGTTACGACTGGTTTTACATCATATATGTCAGCCATCTCAAGCAACTCTTTATTTAATTCTGCAGAGTTATGTGGCATAAGTTCTACATAAAAATCATCACCAAAGGTTTCTTTAAACCATGTCATATGTTTTTTTGCAGCAGCATATTCTTTATACTCAATTGCTTTTGCAAGGAGTCCACTCATACATGCTGATAAAACTATTACACCCTCTTTGTACTTTGATAGAATTTCAAAGTCAATTCTTGGCTTTCTATAGAATCCTTCAGTCCAAGCAAGTTCATTAAGTTTATTTAAATTTTCTAAGCCCTTGTCATTTTTTGCAAGAAGAACAATATGGTTATAAACCATATCCAAGGGATCCGTTCTTTCAGACTTATCTCTGTTATCAAATCTGTCTGCAGTTATATATCCTTCAATACCCAAAATTGGTTTAATACCATTTGCCTTTGCAGCCCTGTACATAGGTCTATGACCAGATAGAACGCCATGGTCAGTTATTGCAATTGCTGATAACCCAATTTCAGAAGCACGTTTTGCATACTCTTCTGGAGTTGCAACACCATCCATCAAGGAATAGTGTGTGTGAACGTGTAATGGAACGTAAGTCATTTTAACCTTTCAGTTATAAAGGGTGGGGGAGTACTTCTCCCCCACCGCAATTACCAATCTACAGAAGTAGATACGGATGGATTGTCAAAGCCAAGATAGAAGGACTCTTGTTCAGCATAAGGAACTTCTCTTACAACTGCCTCAAGGTCTGGAACCTCATGCTTGGACCAATCAAACTTTTCTTCATCCTGTTTAATTGGAATTAGAATATAGGTTGTCTCAGTTCCCTTACCATTTCGCTTTAGCTTCCATGTCATACCTGAAAGGCTTTGCGAATCTTGAACATATTCACGAATTGTATCAAATGTTGCAGACTTTGCAACACCCATACTCCATACAGCAATGTATGGTTCATTAGCTCCATCATCAACTAAAACATTGATGTAGAATCGTAGACGTGCTCTCCAGCCAGCCTTCATGTCTTTTCTGTGCATTTCACAACCAAAGCAACGACCTTCGCTTTCAGCAGAACATGCTGCCTTACGCTTGTAATCTTTTGGATTTGTGTGCTCAGAAACAACAATGGCAAGACCATTCTTTTCGTCATAGCTTGGTGAGTCTCCATCAAGTTCATTTACAAAACGAACTGATACACTCTGATTATCTTCTAACTTAAGCCACGTTACTCGTGGACCGTTATTTTCAAACTTTGGCTTATCTAGCATTGCTTCGATATTTTTTAGCCCTTTTACAATTGCCATAATATTTCTCCTAATATTTTGTCCTATACATGGACAGTTTTACTATTGTAACACATTTGCTACTAGATCGTCAAATTGTGACACAAACTTTTTTAAATCTTCATCTGATAAATCTGATACATCTTTTACTGATTCTGGCAGACTTGCGTTTATTGCACTTGAGCCAAGTATGTTAGATAGCTTCTTTGCCATCTCTTTTCCTGCATCATCATTATCTCCTAAAATAATTACATTGTTAAAATACTGTTTTAAAAGTTCCCTCTGTTTACCTGACACAGAAGCTCCCAAGGTTGCTACAGCATGTGCTCCTGCCTGTTCTAGGCGTATTGCATCAAAAGATGACTCAACAACAAATACCTTATCAAATCTTTTTGCTCTAAACAAATTAAACATTGTCTTTGCTTTTGGAAGTCCTGAGGTATTTTTAAATTCTTTTCCCTCTATAGATCTACCAACAAATCCTAAACACATTCCATCAGGAGAATGTACTGGTATTGTAACCATGTCTTGACTTTCAGAGTATCCAAGTAGATACTTCTCAACACTATCCTTAGTGATTCCTCTACCAAGATAGTACTGTGCAGCCCTTTGTGAATTAAGTGCAGAGACATTTAGTTTTTTAATTAATTCATTATCAAACTCTACAAACTCAGGTTTTTTATCAAGCTTTGATTCAAGGGCTTCAATAAAATTAACCTTGTCTGATTTAGAATCAATCATTCTTGCAGATTCAAAATATGATCTTTTAGTTACATGCATTATCACTTCAATAAGTGAATGAGATTCTTGACATCCAAAGCAGTAAAATAATCCGCTTTCTTTAGAAATTTCTGCAGCAGGTGATCTATAGTTATTGTGATATGGACAAAAGATTATAAAGTCAGACTCTACTTCATAGACTACATCAATACCTGCAGTTAGCAGACTTCTTTTGACTTGATCCTCTGAGTAGAAGTAGCCATTACTGGCTTGTTTTTGTCTATCCCTGATATACACTCTGCTGTTCTCTTTCCTACATATACGCCATATATTGATATTTCAAAATTAAATGTCTTACCATTATAACTAATTGTAAAGTCTGTGTCAATATCATATCTTGGAACATATCCATCAGACTTCATTCCAGCAATAATCATGTTATAGTATTGCTCTTTAAGTCTTATGATGTGGGAGTCATCATAGATTTCACCATCAAGGCTAAATCTTTTTATTGACTTGTGAGCGTACATACCATCAATTATATCAATGGAATTAACCAGTTTTATTCAAAATCCTTATAAACAAAGCGACCTGAGTCAAAATCAATATCTACCATAAATTCTCCACAGAATCCGTGACGATTTTTTCTAAATATACATTCAAGAATTGTACTTCCAGTAGCACGACCAAGAGCCAAAACCCAGTCAGCATCATATGCTAATTGCTTCGACCACGCTACCTGACCAAGAGAGGGAACGCTGTTCATATCAGTTGCATCATCAGGTGTAGCAGAAGCAATTGCAACAATAGGAACTTGAGAAGATATTGCAAGCACCTTTAACTCTCTAGAAATATTTTTAATCTTTACAACTTCATTATCATTTCCTTGATTTGAATTCATCAACTGAATATAGTCAACAAATACAACGTCTGGAGAGTATTGATCTATCTTTCCTCTAATAACAGACGGAGATACATCTGCAAGACCATCATTAGAAATAATATAAAATGGTGGCTTGTCTTTTAAATTTTGCTTAGCCCAATTTTCAAAACCTTCAATATCAATTAGACCTGCACTTAGCTTTCTGTGTGAAAAATATCCTTCAGCCATAATCGTATAAACACGATTTCTAACTTCTTTTTCTGTCATTTCAAGAGAGACTATTAACGGCTTCTTGCCAGCTTTCCACGCTTGTACAGCCATAAAAATAGCAAGCCAAGACTTACCAATGGCAGGGTAAGCAAGAAGAATACCAAATTGACCAGGAGCAATACCGCCAGGTAGATAGTTATCAAAACCTGCCAAGTTTGTTCTAACGCCGTGTATACCTTTTTCACTTAACTCCTTAATATGTGTAAAGTGTGCAGAGGCATCCTCTACATCTGTTGCATCAATGTCTCTTACATCAGAACTAATTCTTTTAAGATCTGAAGTTTTTGAAATTATTGAATTAAGAGCTTCAATTGGCTGATGCTCATTTAGTTGCTTTGCACTGGTCATTAGTGCATTTCTTAAATTATCTTCAAGAAATTGTATTCTTAGTTCTTCTAGGTGATGCTTTGTTGTGCCAATCTCACCTACTGGCTGAAAGTCTCTAAACTTTTCTATCAAAAGCGACTTGGTAGGAACAGTTGAATTTTGCTCATAATAATTTTTTACAAAATCCCAAACATCTTTATGAGTTCTAAACAAAGTATCTGGATTTGCCTGAAATAGCACATGAATTTGCTTATCATTTAAAACTGCAGATAGTACCTTTGCTTCTAAATCAGACATTACCTATTTAGCCATTCCTTTGCTTGTTCTCTAAGTAGCTTTCTGGCTACATCATCTTCTTCTTTAATTCTCTTTGCATCATAAATTTTATCAGCATTATTAACTAACCATTTCCAGGTTGGTGATGCAGACACGCTGACGTAGTATTCAATTAGATCATAACTTTGCTCTATACCGTATGATTCAATCAATGAGTCTGCAGCCCATTGTTGAATGTGAATATTTATATTCTCTTCTTTTAAGTTTTTTTCTTTTGTTATTTTCTTGTATCTAGATATTAGTGCAAAGCGATCTTTCTTATCCGCCACTAGTCCTCTAGTTCTTTCTTAGCTTCTTCAACCTTTTGAATTACTTTGTTTTCTACAAATTGATAAACTCTGTCAAGAGCCTGATCTGTATTCTCTCCGCTACGAACAAAGTCTGTAATTCCTAAATCAATTCTAAGACTTTGAAAATTTCCAAGGTTTAACGTATATCCTAGTGTTACTGAAACATTTGTTGTTTCTGACATTTTGGTCTCCTACCATGTCTCTTCTTGCCAAGTCGGAATGAAACGCCCATCCGATGTCTTCGTATAAAGCATTATAGCATCTCCCATTCTAGAACGCAAGTCTTGTTCTGTTAGAACATTTCTAGGAGTAACCTTGCCATCTTTTCTTGGTCTACCACCATGTATAGTTGCCATAATGTCCCTAATTTCAAAAATATGATCTTCAGAGTAATAAGCATTAATCTGAAAACCTCTTTCTCCACCAAGACTATCACCAATTGGCTCAGGAATCAAACCCTTTGCAATTATTCTTTGAAACTGCACTCTTGATCTATTTAAAATTCTTGCAGTATTTGCAATTGAGTAGGCTCTTTTTCTATGCTTCTTAAAATCTGAATACAACATACTTTGTTCTTTACCTTGATTTACATTATAAAAATTAACAATGTTGCTACTTTTATTTATATGAAAAACTTTAACAAGTTCTTTGTTTATAAAAAATATTTTTTTACAAGGATTTATCTTATCCTGTGGTTGAGACATGATACCTGCCTAAGAACTAATTCTTTCACCAATTGCAATTATTGAAACGTCAGCAGAAAAAGCTCCAGAAGTTGCTGATGAGAACACATTTACCTGACAGGAGCTTTGAGTAACTCCACTTAAAACTGGATACAAGTTTGATACGCCAGTTACAGAAGTTACTGAACATAGGACTACTGGAGTGGTTTTAAATATTCCAGAGTAGTCAAATGATGATGGAGCGTTTGGCTGAACAGATAGATTTGCATCAACAATTTTTTGAGTCTCTGCATAAAATATTATATTTGATGTCAATGCTTGAGTTGGTGTATTGGTATCTCTATATTTAATTTTTGAAAGACCACTTCCAACTGATACTAGGTCTGCAACTCTATTTATTTCAAAAGCTATTTTAGATAAATAAGATATGTCAAGTGGTTGACCTCTATCTGGTAATTCAATTTGTGCCATTTTTTTCTCCTAGTTAATTATATCAGGTTAACGATACAATGCCTGTATCAAATATTTTAAATAGATCATATACGCCCTGTACAGATCCAGAAATTCCTAGATAGCTGTCAAATATTGTCTGATATGCTGATGCCGATTGAAAAATTCCTATTCTAGGAACATCTTTTAGTGCAACAGTTCCAACAACCCTGACTGAGGCAGAACCATTCGGTATAACGATGCTTGTTGTATCTGAAGAAACTCTATCGTGGTATTCAAAATTTCCCATAGCTGATCCTGATCCCCATTGAACAAAGACATCAGAGTCGTGGTGTTTAAATTCTTGCGAATGATTGTGAGCCAGAGAAGCACTAGTAATTGAGGCAGAGTTATAGTTGTAAATTGTTGGAGTGTCCCAAGTTAAACTTACTTCTTGTGAAGAAATTACTGCAGTAACGTCTGATTCTAAAGGTCTATACTGACCAATACTTTTAATTATATAAAGTTGCGACCAAGCTGACCACTGGTTTTTGTCAACAGATATAATTCTAAAATGAAAAGCATGGTCCCCATTTTTATCTGGTGGTGGCAATTTTTCTACAGGAATTCTTATCTCTGCCATTAGGAAACTCCTATGCCAAACCTATATTCTACATAGCTTGTAGAATTTTCTCTCTTTAAAATTGGATTTTCATCCAAAGTTTTTACATATTCAGCAGCAACTAAAGAATATAGTGGATTGTAACTAGAAACATTTTCAAATCTCAAGCCGTCATAAAATACAAAGTGCTCTCCAGTTTTAATATTAGAGTCATCATGAATACATGTATAGATTCTTACACCATTTACAGAACTCCAAGAAAAATTTGGTGTTGTTGTAAAGTCTGAAAGACTTTTTGTAATAACCTGATATCTTGAATTATCCAGTGATTTTTCTGGATTTACAGCATCTACATCTTGAAGTGCAATATTTACAAAGGCTTTTGAAGTAGAAGCTCCCGAATTATTTAAAAACTCTAATCTAATTTTAACATTGTCTGGAGCTTGTGCACTTACTCCACTTCTTGCTAGACTGACTACTGAAAACGCTAGTTTAATTTGATCGGTTGGCAAGTTCTTTCCTAGATTTAAACTAATAGAGTTATTCTCAATGTAGTATGATGCACTACTAGAAGTGTCTATTAAAGACGAGTTTGCAGACGCTCCAACTACTACCGAAGTGCTTCCAGAAACACTAAGACTTCTATTTAAATATCTTGGTGGTTCTCCCCTATTTAGTCTATCTGAATATTCAAAAATTGAAGAGTTGCTATTTATAAAGATAAAATCATCCCATTCTTGAACAGTTATGTCAATGTTTCCAGTAGGAGAACTTGAAATTGGAACTGGTCCTATATATAAAACGGTTCCAGAATTATCTATATTATTAGAATATGCCCATGGTTCTGAATTAGAGAATGTTGAAATGATTCTGCTATCAAAGTTTCCAGCCACTGCATTTGTTGCTGCTGGATATAGTCCAAGTTCAGTTATTTTATATCTTTGCTCAATTGGTAATTCTGCTTTAAAAACAATTTTTTCTTGACCGTCCTCTTTTAAAAGACCTTTTGATAAAATTGGAACTCTTCCTACTTCAAACTCTAAAGACTGCACACTTGCAGAAAATGTTGCAGAAGAAGATGTTGGATAGGCTTGTCCTCCAACACCAATTGCAATATGACTTGCAAATTCTGGAGCTTGGTTTAAAAGATATTTAGCTACGATATTTTTGCCATTTGTTGTAATCATAATTCCACCTTATATATTGTACCATTTGTGTCTATTTGAATCTCTACCTGTTGATTTTTTTCTAAATTAATTAGTTCTATAACCAAATCACCATTTGTATCAATATAGTAATATCCCTTTTCACGGGTAACTATTTGGTTATTTTCATCAAGATATTTGTATGTTGAGTTTAAGCTTTCTAATGCTATGTAATCTTCTTGGGGTATTTTATCTTGAATATTAATTATAAAAATACTTGTAAGAGGCTTAAACTTATCCATAATAGTTAATTGTTTTCTTATGTCATACTTTTTTCTTATTTCAGACAAGTTTGAAATAATTGAGTACTTTTGATCAATACCCTCAATTGTGTCATGTCTTTCAACCATTGATAGTTCTACTGCAGAAAGATTTTCAAAAAGTAATCTTTGAATTTCTTCTGCGTTAAGTTGTGGAACTAAGGAAGATATATCTGTAACATTTCTTGTTGGAACTCTGACAACAGGAGTTTCAACTACTGCTATAGCACCTGGTTCTGGTGTTGGAGGCATTGGTGGAGTTGAATCAACAAAATCTTCTTTAGTATTTCCTGTTCCAGCGTCAGCAGATCCTGAGCTCTTAATATCTTTTTTTGAATTATCTACAACAGGTGACTGAACAACTACTGGGTTTGTAGTGGTAACAGTCTTTGGCTTATCATGAGCATCCCTTACTGGAATTTTTTGTGCTGCCTTTAAATCTGCGGCTTTTTGTGCCGATTCTCTTGCTTTAGCTCTAGCTGCTTCATCTGCTCTTGCCTTTGCTGCCTTTGCTGCCTCTTTAGCTGCTGCTTCTCTTGCAGCTGTAACCGATTCACTAGCATCTTTTCTTTTATTAGTTTTCTTTAAGGAATCTGCATATTCACCCATGCTAAACCTCCATGACCCTTAATTGACTTTTAACATTTGAAGAAGATCTTCCATATTGAGCAGATATAACAACAAACTTTTTATTTTCATCTACCATCTTTACTCCCTCTGGTAAATCAAAGTTAATCTTAATAATGTCACCAAGTTGGACGTGTGCTGTTGCAAAGGTATCTATTTCAAATACTTTTCTTGGTCTAATTGTTTTATCTAAAATCCATTTCATTACATCTTTTGCAGAGTCTTCATTTTGAATATAAACAGAGTTTAATGAAAATGATTTGTTTCCATACACGGACCTGCTATTCTTAAGATTTTCATAAATTTTTTCAGATCTTCCTGGAGAAACAATTAAACTATTACTTGTAATAACTGGATCAGAAAAGTTTGATAATTCTCTAAAGTAGTCGTCAACAGTAAGTACATTTGATATATTTTGAGTAAATGTAATTCCTTGAATCATAATTCTATTACTTGAACTTTCACTTAAATCTATTGCCTTATCTGTTGTATTAAAGATTAAAAATTCAGCCCCATAAGATCCTGGCAAAAATCCTGAAATTTGATAAGACTTTTCTATAGTAAATGGGGGAACAACTTTTGCTATTAATGCTGGGTAAGCTTGATCATACTTAATGTTAAAATATGCACATTCTCTTAATATTGTTCCAAACTCTTCAAAGTAAAAGTCTATACTAGGCTTTTTTTCTGCACTAATAGAAGATAAATAAGTTTTTTGAATCATTCCTGGAAGAGAATACTTTCTTAAAGATTCAGCAGATATTACATTTCTTATTTTTGCTTCTACAGGAACATCTTTTTCTTCTGAGTTTTTTAAAGCATAGATGTTTTCAAACATGCACTTACTAGATCCTCTTGTAAATAAACAAGCTTTTAAACCACTGCTTGGAGCTTGCAAAGGATTGTTATCAGTAACTTTTCCTATCAACATATTGTTTAAATATATACTAAAGTGAATAGAAGTTATTACAGAATCTTGTTTTATGATTTCAGCATCTAGTGATAGATCGTAGACTGGTATGTCTTGAGAAGTTAATCTATCAGATCCCACAAACTTTCCTTCATCAACAAGAATTCTTGCAAGAGATCCAAAAAGTTTTTTAGGAACTGCAATATTAGTTTTTCCAGGTATCTGTGTAGAGTATGGAGTTCTTTCAACTTTATAGAAAATTATATTTTCCAGAACTTTGTTTAGTGAAACAGATCCAGAAACTGCTGCTGCACTTGCAGTTGAACCATAGTACTTTAAAATATCTTCAGACATTGATGCTATTTCAAGATAGTATCCAGAATTAGTATCTGGATCAACCATGTATCCAATTCCACCAGCTCCACCAGACAGGCTTGTTAAATTTAAATTTCCAACACTTTTATCAATTTTAAAAAGGTCCATAGAATTTAAAGCAGATTGGGACTTATCATCTTTTCTTTTTCCAATAATTCTCATTCTAGTTCCAACATGCCTATAGTCTCCACCCAAATCTTTGTAAACATAATTTACCAAGTCTTTATCAATTGTTGCAGATAGGTCTGGAAGAATATTGTTGGGGTCTTTTGTTAAAACTGGTACTGGATAGGGTCCATTAAGAATTAATGCAGATGATTGAATTCCTGCAGCATCTTGTTGTCTATAGCTAGAAAAACCTTCTGACCTAGTTGATTGTTTCATAAAGTTAGCAATCTTACTAGTTATTGAAAAAGATCCTTGCGATACAGAATCGCTTCCAAGTGGGTATGCTGATGCTGAAACTGAAGCAGATATTGGATCATTAGGCAAAAACTCTATAGGCTGATCGCTAAATATCTTGCTAGAATCCATTCTAAAAGATTTTTTATTATTAGGGTCTTCCCAATACGAGTTTAATCCAGCAAAATGATTTACAATCTTAGTTCCAAACTGACCTCTGCCATGAGATCTTACCGCACCATTTTTATATCTAACATTTTCTTCTAAATCATCAAAATTAGATCCAGAAGCATTTTCATAATACGGTTCTGTATAAATTCTAAGTTTTCCTGTTAAAATCATTTTTCCATTAAATTTTAATTTAGAAAAATATTTTTGATATTCGTTATTATTTGTAATCCAAACACGACCATTTGTTGCGTCAGTAGATATTGAGTCCACTTGGTATTCTTGTGCATCGTATCTTATAATTTCTCCATTTGCAAATAAATAACCTTGAAATCTTGGTAGCCAAAAAGCACTCTCTCCAACATCAATGGTGCTTGTATCAATATCTATTTGATTATTTGCCACAAACGGCACAGCACTTCCAAGACTTGTTGCCAATGGCACTGCTCCAAGTGCGTATCCTACGTTTGCTGTTGGTTGATTTATTGTTCTTGTTTCTTCCTGATCTCCAAGTTCCCAGAGTATGGAGCTCTTATACCCGTAAGTTCTTTCATTTAAACTTAAGCTTGCTTGCTCTAGCTTTGACACTTCTCTTTGAATGTATCTAGTTGTATAATTAATTTGACCATCATTCAATATTTTTGTTTCAAAGCCCGCAATAGCTTCAATATTTGGAACAATGCTATCAGTTTTCTGTCCATAAAGGGTAGTTAGTCTTTCAGAAATTGCGGGGTTATCATCTCTTATAGATATGTCTGGCATTAAATACTCTTTTGGCATAATTACAAAATTATTATATTCATCAAAGAACATAGCAGTCTGAGTAGCTTGTGCAAGTCTTTGTAAAACTTCTGCAACAGAAGCATCTGGCTCAACAAAAAAGAATGGAATTACTGGATCATTTGCAGTATTGATATTTTTAAATACATAATTGCTAAAACCAATGTTGTCTAGTAGAAGGGCTACTGCTTTTGTAAGGGTAGAATTTTGTAAAAATATTGATGTAGCATTATTAGATTCTAATATAAAATAAGCATCTCTTAGATTTAATGAAACATCTTGCATACCGCTAGTTGCAACTGCAGCATTTTCTGAAAAGAATGTTTTTAATGGGACAAACTTATCGTATCCATTAACATCTAGGATAGATTCATAAAAATCAAATTTAATTTGTGGTTTAAGATTATTGGCAATTATGCTTCCAGTTCTAGTGGTAGCATTAAAGATATTTAACTCTGTAAATACTCCGTCATGATTTGATAAATTAACTCCACCAGTTGAGGCTACAAGTCCACCAACTGGAAGACCAAAATCTGTTGACATAAGATTTTTACTAATATCATAGTCTAAAACATAATTTGTTATGTCAACTTTTAGTCTTGGAGATAGCTCAATTAATTCAAACATGTTATTGGGAGCATACATTGTTTCTACAACAACTCTAATTCCTTTAATAAAAACAAAATCTCTATATATGTCATTACTACTAATATTAAAGTAGTCTGGATTTAATATTTTTTTAATTAATCCAATTCTTTTTGTATCATCTTCTTCTAGTAGTGAAAATCCATACTCTACATTATAGATTTTCCATTCTTCATCTTCTTGACTCCAAACATACAGGGTTCCTGGCTCGGTAGTAGAGCTACCAAGTATATAAGCATCTCCATCTTTAACTGTTGGTGTAGAATTATAAATACTAGTATCTGGCAACTGCTCTACTGTATCAAGATATTGATATAGATGAAAATTTGTTTTAAACTGTTCTGGAATTTTAACACCGTAATACACTTCTACATGACCATCCCACGGAACAATTCTTGAACCGTCTCTTCTTGTAGATGTTTCATTAAAGTTTATTGCATCTATCCAATTATTACTACTATTAAGATATTGTATTTTCCATCTTTTTGGAACTGATGAATGTGCTATATCTTGAAGTGGATCTGTAATTATTCTATTACCAACTCTAATTGTTCCTGGAACTAAAAATTCTCCATCAATTCCAACCGCTGTTGGATCTGCTAGGTTAGTCTGCATTTTTACAACTATTCTATTTGTAGCAACTTCATTTTTATAAACAACAAAGGGAGCACAGTCTTCTATCTTATAAGAGGGGTCTCCAGCAGTAAAAAACGTGGCAGAGCGACTAGATATTCCAAAATGCTCACCATTTTCTTTTCTATAAGAGTTCCAATACTTAAACTTGTCAAATCTTGAGCAAAAATAATATCTTGGTCTTCTTCCAGATCTTATGCTGTCTACAAATTTTGTACTAGCTATATCTATCTCTTCAGCATAAAGAATTTTATTAATTCCAGACCTTGGTCTAAATGGCTTGATGCAATCTTTTAGTGAATAGTAAAGTTCTCTACTTGTATCTCCTGAATAAAATGTTAAAGGCTCATTTGGATCTTCTGTTTTATACTGAGAAATATAATTAGAATCTAAGGCATTTGTATAAACATTTGCATTATCTTGAGAGTCATATTCTGGATATAAACTTCTATAGACAACACTTGCACTATCTGGTCTAAATCTATAATTTCCATAATCGTCAAGGTTTAATAAATCATTTTGATTCCATTCAGCAATGATTAAAGAGTCTACATCAATACTATTCTTTGTTTGAATGTGATCTATTAGGTCTGAATCAAAAAACATTATACTTCCTCAAGAGAAATAGAAATATCCCAAAGGTCGTGGTTAGTTCCGCCTCTTTTAATAACATTATAACTAAAATCTGAAATAAAAACTTCTAGAACGTCAGAGTATTTATCAAGGTTTTGATATATTCCTACGGTGAAATTTTGAGGTTTATCATAAGACAAGAACATATAAAAAGATCCAGGATTTGAGCTGTACCACTCTAGAAGTTCTGCTCCACCAGCACCACCGTCTACTGTATATTCTGTTAATGAAAGGTCTGTTGCAATTCCGCTTGTGTTAAATTCTGGGTCTCCATCAAAAGATCTGGAAGGAATTAAATTATAAGAAAAAGATACATTCATCTTATCTGCAATATGGTAAGAACGCATATGACCATTTACCATTCTTTTTCTATTCTCAAGTCTATTAGTATTAAAACTAATATCGCTTCTATTATGATCAGAAAGAATTATAAAGTCTTCTCTTTCTACTCCAGAAATTTGTGGAACACCATCTAAAAGTCCTCCAGAATTATTAGAAAAAATAATTGCTTGAGGTCTTACCCACTTTTTTCTAGAATTTAAATATGCACTGCTAACCATTAGTATCTACTACTCCTTAAATTCCCTCTATTTTGTTGAGAAAGTTTTGCCATAACTACATTTGCAATATCATCTGGTGATGCATTTGTTCCAGATACGTTTACATTTACGTTATATGTACTATTATACATTGGTGCAGAGGTTGAGACAACATTTGTACTAGCTACTGGAATGTTGGACGTACCACTTTCTGGTATAGAGTATCTTGGAGATCCTATGCCATCTAAGAAATTATTTGTAGGAACACCTGGTGCTCCACCCATTCCAGGAAATACTTGACCATTTAAAGCCTCTAAGAATCCTCTGCTCTTATCTGCTACTGATTTTCTAACAACAAATTCTCCAGGAGTTAGGAGTGCTGGAACCTTGTCTGTCATTCCATTTCCAGGAACTGTAAATCCATCATGCATTCTTAATGCTGGAGGGGCTTCTCTAGAACCCTTATAAGCAATTCCACCATTTGCCATTCTTGCTATATATCCACCACGGTTTTGCATCGCAAAGTCTCCAGTAGATCCCTCGGTGCTATCATTATAAGTTTTTGCAAGATTATTAAAGTCTAGAGTAAGTGTTCCCAAAAATGCTTTCTGATCCTTTGTCAATCCTTCATTAATTTGTTTATACTTTAAAGCTTCAATGGTTTGTTTTTGTTGTAATAAATATGTTCTTAATTCTGCTGAGGCACGTTTTTCTGCTAAAACTGATCTTTCTTTTTCAATAGCGTACAGTCTATCTTCAATAACTTCAATTTGATCTGCAATAGTTTTATTTCTAGCTTGGATTTGCTCTCTAGTCAAAAGCTGACCGTTTACAGATACTGTTAAAGACTCTAGATCTCTTTCTCTTTGTGCTTCAAGAGCAGCCCTAGTGTCTTCAATTTGATACTGTGCCTCTGCTTGCTGAATTTCACTAACAGCACTTGCTGCTGCTGCAATGTCTCCAGAAGCAAGGGCTGATGCAAGACCTATTCTTGAACGCTCTTGCTCACCAATTCTATCATTTGCTGTAGCAATTTTATCAAGAGCTTTTAACTTTTCATCATATGTTTTATTTACAGCATCTTCTTTTTCAGCAAGGTCATCTAAAGCTCTGTTGTTAAGCACAATCTCTCTTTGCTTATCTGCTAAAGCCTTGTTATCTGCCTGTGATTTTACATCTAAAGCCTTTTCTTGCATTTCCAAACTTAATAGAATTTTTTGTTCTGTTGATAAAGCAAGGAATGCGGTTGCTCTTTCAATTGATAGCCTTTGTTCAGCAAGCTTTATAAGTTCTGCAAGAATTTTTTTACCCTCTTTCTTTATTTTATTATTCTTAGAATCTATCATTGCATTAGCCTCTATAAGTCTTTTTTGATCAATTAAAGAAACTGCTTCCATTTTTGCAGTTCCAAGATACTTTAAAGTTATTGCTAAGTATCTTTGCTTTTCTTGTGTAAGTTTTCTAAATTCTGCCAAGTATTCTTGCAGAGTTTGAATATCTTCTCCTCCGCCACCAGAACTGCTATCCGTTATAGCTTTTTCTACTTCTGCTTTATTTTTTCTTGATTGGGCAAGCAGCTCTGCCATCTGTCTATCGTCTGTAGTAGTTTCTTTTAGATTTCTATTTTCACCAGAACCACCTCCTCTTGCTCCTACTTTATATGAGGCATCTTTTGTCTCATAGGTTGTAATATATTGCATAAGCATTACTTTTGAAATATCGTCAAGGTTTGCAAATTTGTCATAGTTTATTCCAAATGACTTAAATACATTAGAAAACTCATCTTTAAGAAGAAATCTGTTTACTATTTCTGGATCTTTTTGTAGTTCTAAAGATTTGTCTACAATTGTTTGCATTCTTTGTGGAGAATCGCTGGTATTAAATTTAAATGTTTTTTCAATGTTTGGAACATTTTTTAGTAAAGCAAAGTTTGTCATGAAGTTGTCAAAATCTTCTGGAGATAAATCACCTTGCATTTTTGTTACAATTGGAATGTCTATTTCATCAATTTGATTACTTGCCAACATTCCTAGAGTTGTAAAATCAAAATCTTTTGCCTTAGCCATTGCAGCGTCAACTAGCGATGGAAGCATACCACTGTCTTCTAAAGAAGTTCTGTACGCATCTTGCATTTCTTTTAAAAGTTGTTTTGCCTTTTTTTCATCTCCTGTAAATACTGTCTGTGCTCCAGCTCTTCCACCTGATACAATCGTACCCTTTGACTGGGAGGCTGCATTTAAAGCTTGTGCATTTTCAAAACCTAATGTTTTTGCAGAACTTTCTAAGGAATTTTGTCCTGCATTAGTTATAAGACTTCTTTGCTCTACAAAGTCTTTGATCTTAACCGAGCCTTCTTTGTATGCAGCACTTAATAGCTCTAAAGCATTGGCTTCATTTCTAAATGTTACAGCAATGTCTGCAGAAATTTGTTCTAATTTATAAGTATCTTCAAAACCACTTTTTCCTCCCTTAAACAAGTCTGTAAATATTTGTTCTACAGGAGCCAACTGATCGTATGCATATGATGCAGCACTTGCAATATCATTTGAATTAATTCTTGGAGAAATTTCAGCTGTTATTGTTGAAAGATTTTTTAATATATCTCTTCCATCTGGACCAAGTAATTTATTCAATTCTCCAGAAACTTGTACTGCAATTTTTTGATCTCCAATTGCATTTCCAACTTCTAAGGCAATTGCATTAGCCTCTTCCATTCCAATTGCTCCTGAAATTATTGCAGCAGATAACTGATTTCTTAAAGTTTTTACAGCATCCCCACCATTATTTTTTACACTAGCAACATCTTTAAGTAGTTGCTTGCCAGGGTCTGACTGTACAAAGCCTAAGGATTTAGCTTGTGCTTCTTCTGAAATTGTAGATCCATAAGCTTTTTCTACTGATGCAAGTCTTGATGCTTGAGCATATGTTTGTTTTCCAAAAAACTTTGCCATTTCTTCTGTAGATTTAGCGGTTCCATACATTGCTTTTGTCATATCTGCACCAGCAGAAGCTGCTTTATTTATTTGCTTGTTTAATGCATAGACTGCAAATCCTGCAAGAGCTAGTGGTGCAGTTACGCCCACAAAAGCTGCAGTAGAAATTCCCATTGCTGCTGTTAGAGCAGTTACTGCTTTAGGAAGAAGTGGTCCAGCAATTGATCCAATTATTCCACCAACTTCACTTCCACCAGTCAAAGCTTTTCCAGCAGAATATCCACCAACACCTAATGCCGTTGATCCAGCAAATCTTCCTACTCCTGAAGATGCTACTTTTCCAATTCTACTAGAAATACTACCTTTTTGGAATTTTGCAATTTCAGCATTGGATGCAAATTGTCCATTTGCTCTTCTAAATCTTCCATCTTCACCTTGAACAATGCCACCATCTGCATAACCTTTAACTTGACCACCATTCATCATTTCAAGGATTTCTTGATTTTGACTTGCTGCTTTTTTATTTACAACAAATTCTCCTGGAGTAAGCATTGTTGGAATTGTATCAGAGTTTCCAGATCCAGGAATTTCGCCACCCTTGTTTCTTTGTAAAAAGAATGGCATAAAATCTGAAATATCTGTACCACCCTCCTTTGCCCTTTTAAGTAATGCTTGAAAGCTATACTGAGTGCCCTTAAGTTCATTAGGATCTTTAAGTTTTGGAACGTTTCCAGTTCTAACCTGCAAACCAGCACTTAGGTTACTCAGAGCTTTTTCTTTTAGCTGACTGTCTTTTATTGTGCTTCCTATTGAATCTCTTATTATTCTTGTCATATCTGGATAAATTTTTTGATCTGTTATTGTTTTTTGCCCTAGACCTGATAAATTTTTAACAACATCGCTATGAATTTTTTGTGATATATTTTCAATCAGTACGCCATCTTTAATGCCAGCACGTCTTAACATTGGAAGATATGGATTATCCCTGCCACCTTTAGAAAAGTTTTGAAGTAAGTCATCTAAAAGCACATTCGCAGGAACTCCTTCTTTTGTATTTAATTTAGAATTAATACCAAAGGTATTGCCATTAACAGTAGTTTGTTTTGAAAGATTAAACCCCGTTCCACCAGTTACTCTCCATCCATTCCAACCATTAGCTTTTCCATAAGCCCATGTAGTTTTTTGATGACCAACTAGTGCTCCAGAGTTTAATAAGGTCTCATATAGATTGTCAAAAAATTGTTTTCCTTCTGGTGTTTTAGCATTCATTGTATTTGAATCCATGTGTGCAAATGTTTTTGAAGATGACCCTGTTGAAATAGACTTTGCTGAACCTGCACGACTAATGCTTCCATATCTAGACAGTAGGGATGATAGCTTAGGATCTTTAGCCCCCTTGATGGCATCGTCTAAGCTTCCCATGCCTCCCCTTCTTACCATGTCAAGAATTGATCTTGCTTGAGAAACAAGAGCACCTCTATTTAAATATTGAACCTCTTTAGCAATACCGCCTTTATTATATCCCTTGACACTTCCACCATTAATTGCCTTAAGTAATCCAAGATTTTCTTTTGTTGCATCTTTATTTATGACAAATTCACCAGGAGTCAGCATGGCTGGAACGGTATCAGTATTTCCAGATCCTGGAATACTTCCACCAGAATTTCTTCTTAGACCTCTTACTCTAAATGCACCAGTTTTTCCTTCTCTTGCAGCAGCTCCAGCAGCACTCGCAACTCCAAATGCTGGAAATGCTCCTGCAGCAGCTTGAGTGGAAGCCATTGCAGAATATGCTCTTGTTAGATTTGCAATAGCGGTAGCAGCTGCATTTGCTGTTCCAACTTGTCTAATAAGGGTAGTGTTTAGAACTTGACTTGCTCCAGAAAGTTGTTGGGCAGCCATTGCTGCATCCATTTCAGCAAGACTTAAGTATTTTGAACTTTGTGTAAGTGCTTTTACTGCTCCTACTGGACCACCTGTAAGAAATCCTTTTCCAAATAAAGCCATGCCTTGACCTATTTTTGCAAGAGTTCCAACAAGGTTTAGGAATAAACCAGCCATCATTGTAACTGCTGGAATAACTACGCCAACAATTACTGCAGCAATTGCAGTAAATCTTTTTTGAGTATCACTTAAACCATTAAACCCTTCTACAATCTTTGTTGCAAAATTTACTAGTGGAATAGCTAGTTTAACAAATATTTCTCCAATAGGAGCAATTGCTAATTTAAATCTTTCTACTGCCCCTGTTAATTGCACACCAAAAGACTCTTCAATTGTTTTTAATTCCTTGTCTGCAGTTGCACCAAGTTGTTCTGTGCTATATCCCATTGTTGCAATTACTTGTTGAGCTTGAGATCCTTCTCTAGAAATATTTTCAAATAATGCTCCAAGTTTTGCATACTGGAATTTTCCAAATACCTGCTCAAGAGCCTGTTGTCTTGAGAACTGGTCAAGACCCTGCAGGGCTTCTGCAAAAGATCTAACAGTACCCATCAAATCTCCACGGTTAGCCTGAATAATTGTTTCAAGATTGATACCCATACCATTTAACATTTCAGTTGCTTGTTTTGTAGGGTTAATCAAAGAAGCAAGACCAGACTTTAATGCGTTAGCACCTTCTGCTGCATCAACTCCACCTTCTTGCATTGCTGCAAGGAAAACTGTAAGATCTTTTACGTCTCCACCAAGACCTTGAATAACTGGTGCAACACGAGGGATTGCAGCAGAAATATCTTGCAAGGAAACAACGGTTTGGTTTTCAACCATATTTAAAAAGTTAATAGTATCTGCAAGATCTTTTCCTGATAATCTAAATGCAGATTGCAAAGATATTGTTGTTTCAAGTGCTGCATTTTGATCCATTTGACCAAGTGTTGCAAGCCTTGTTGCCTGAGAAACTGCGTCAGTAAGTTCTGCATCTTTTCTACCAGCAGCAGCAGCTTGAGCAGCAAGACTAATAGTGTCTTTTACTGCAATACCATATTTTGTATATTCTGATGCAAGACCTTTTACTGCTTCTAAATTCTTATTTAATTCTGCTGGAGTTGTAAAAATATCTCCATACACCTTTTTAAATGCGACCCCTTGTTTTTCAAGTTCCATAAATGTTTTACCAGCCATTGCTCCAAATATGGTAAGTGGAACTGTGAAACCAACCATAAGCTGGCGACCAGCCCACTGAACATTTTTACCAAAGTTGATGAGTTGGGTAGTACCCTGCTTAAACATGTTAGAAAGAATCTGAGTTTTTTGAGCAGCTACTGCTGCTTGTGAAGAGAATGCAGAAAGTGGTCTAACTGCTAAAGCATCTTGAAATCCATTTGCAGCACCAGAGGTTGCAATAAATTGTGTTTGAAGTCTTTTTGCTCTTTCTGCAGCAAGTGCCATTGTCTCTGCTGCAATAGCACTATTCTTATTAAACTTTGCACTAAAAAATTGCCCAAGGGAAGTTCTTCCTTTGGACAAAGTTTTATCTAACGTTGATGCAGCAGTTTGAAGTCTTATGGTTTCAGCAGTGAATAGTCCAGTCTTATTTATTGCATTTTGTAGTTCTCCACCAAATTCTTTTGCAAAAGTGCTATGTGCCTTATTACTCTTATTAAGAGCTAAATTAAAAGCATTAATCTGGGTTTGCAAAGCTTGAAGTTGAGACGCAGCACCACCTGTATTAATCTCAATATCAATAATGCCTTTTGCAATTTCAGCCATTAACTAATCACCTCATATTCCAAGCCTTCTCCAATGCCAAAACCAGCTCTTGTAGCTGCAGCACCTTGTAATGCAAGGATGTCATTAGGATTTGATGTAGCACCATTGCTATAAACTCTGGCTTTCATCTCTTCCCATTTATTTCCAGACGAAGAAGAAGAGTCTATGTTAACACCTTGTAATGCTGCTAAGAATTTCTTTTCTTCATAGTCTTGACTACTCTTAGCTTCTAGTATTGCTACTAGTTCAGGCATTGATATACTTTCTTCCATTTCAGAATAATTCTTCCAGAATCCCAAAAGAAATACTCTTGATTCTAACTCAGCGAGATCTAGTTCGTCCCAACTAGAGCCGCTGCCAGTGCGTTTGGGTCATTCAACTTGATCCCTGCAGCAACTTCAATTACCTTGTACACAGTTGGCAAATCCATGATTTCTTCCAACTGCTCCTTAGTTGCTAACTCTGGGCTATATTGCTTCATTGCAATTACTGCACAGTTTAACAAAAGATCCATTGATTTGATATTATCTTCTGCAATTTTTGGATCACTAATCTTTTGAAACTCTTTCATAAAATCTCTCAATAAAGAAATTTTAAGTGGTTTCATAGAAATAGCAGAACCATCTAATAGTTCTACTTCTACAACTTCATATACGCTAGTTGCCATTTATTCCTCCTATAGAATATATTCAATTATAGCATAAATGCCCTATTAAATAAACAATGCCCACCCTTTTTAGGGGATGGGCAAAGTTTCTATATTTAATTTTATTGATTAGCCAACAGTACGATCAACGATCTTACCATAGGAACCATTGGATGCTGGAAGCAAACGGAATGTAACTTCATACATTGAAGGTTCATCACGCTTTGCAGATACAGTCACATTCTCAATTGAGAGAACACGATGTCCTACATAAACACGCTCTATCTTGTTTGCACCAGTTGCTGCAGGATCACCAGAACCTGGACCAACAGCAATAATAGCACGTTCCACAGGAACGTCACCTAGATCACCAGCTGTTACATCAAGAGTCTTAGTAGTAGTTCCCGTAAGATTTGCGCTTGGAGTTGCAATTGCAACAACAAGGTTTTCAAGTGTGGCTTCAGCGAATGCTGTAACCATGCTAACCTGCATACCTTGCTTGTAAAGCTTTGCAACGTCAAGAAGCTGATCTACCTGTACTTCACCAAAGTCTGGTTGGAACTGTACTTCTAAACCGTTCATAGTAAAGCCTACATTTCTCCAGCTTACTGATGCTGATTCAACAGTATCTGCATACTGAGTACCAGAAACAAAAGCAGGAATACCAGCAGTTGCACTAGAACTACTAAATGAGTAGTTACTGATTGCTGAGTTGTATTCCAGTGGACCTAGCTTCGAAACGAAGAGTTGGGCTGCTCCAACAATAATTTGATTGGAATTTCCACGAGTTGCCATATTTTTTTCACCTCTTTTATAGTCTTAAAATTTATGGGGAGATTGGCGTTTCCTAAGTTAAGTATACCTCTAGTT